CCGGAGGGTATCAAAGGTGCAGTTGCCACAGCAACGGCTATCTTCTTGGCTCGAAAGTATGGTAAGGTCTCAATGCTTATGGCAATGACTGAATACTATCCGACTTGGGTAGAACCTATGCTGGGGCAGAACCGCTTCGATGAAACGTGTCAAGGCACAATGCCAGTTGTCTTTGGTATCATCAACAAGGCAAACAGTTTTGAGGAAGCAATCCGTTATGCTGTTGCAGTAGGAGGGGACAGTGATACAATCGGGGCGATTGTCGGTTCAATAGCCGAAGCGATATGGGGCATTCCTGGAAACATCTATAAGAAAGCTCTTGAATATCTTCCAGATTCAATGAACATTGTAATTGGTAATTTTTTTCAAACTTTAAACAAGAAACAAAATGGATAAGAAAGAACTTTTGAAATTCTGCAGATATTATAAGGGCGAGGATGATTGCCATTTCAAAGAACAGAATAAATCAATGCTTTGGTTTTATGAGAGAGCTTGGGTCTATGAAATGTCTAATGATAGCAAAGACTTGTCTATATATATTGAAGAATATATACGTCACGGACTTAGAACATTTGAGCCGTTTAATAATATTCCGCTTACATTAAAAGCATTATTATTCAATAGATTTGCACGAACGTTCCAATCAATGGCAGAAGCGGTAGAACCATTTAAGACATTTTATATTGAATATTATACAAAAAAGGGAGGATAATAATAGCTCCCTTTTTATTGTAATTGGCCTATCATCTGTAGATATATTGTTTTTCCCACTTTTTTGACTACCTTAAATTGGCAACCTCGTTGTCCTATCCATTCCGCTTCCTTTCCAAGTGTCTCAACGCTTTTGCCATCCCATAAGTTGGTTTCGTAATCAAATTTTAATTGGTCTGTATAATGTGATAATGGTTCAACATAAAATCCTTTAGCACCTTTTGGAACGTAAATGATCAGTTCATAAGTCATGTGAAACCCTCTTTCTCTGTGTATTGCTGTTGAAAGGAATCCTTTATCAACAAAGATATCTCCAGCTTTTACGTTGCTTAAGTTATACCCCAATTCTTTAATTGCGTAGTCGTTGACACCTCTTCTTACAACTGTATTTTGTTGCATTTTAAATTTATCCAGTACAGATGTCAGTATCGGTAAGTCATGGATATGGTCTGCGTTTGGAGTATATGAACCATAATAAGGCAATCCTCGTAATGGTTCGTTCAAATACGAATACGTTTGGGTGTATTTCGTTAATATCCTCTTTTCTTCATCTGAGAGTGTTGCCCAAATTTCCTCGGTTTGTGACCTTAATCTTTTATCTGCGGTTTCCACAGTCTCTGTATTGAATATATTGAGGATTCTATCCATTTCCTTTTCGTCTATGTCAGATAAACTGGTCGCCCCCATTTTCTTACGCTGTCTTAATAACGCAGCTTTATCAAGTTCTGCACGTTTGATGTTAATCTTAGCTATGGTTTGCTGAGCAAGAGTCTTGTCATGGTTTTGAACGGCATTTTTAAGTATATCAACTAAATTAAGATATGGTTTACTCTTGGTTTTAAATTCAGTTATTGTTGTTAAAGATTTATTGATATTCTCCCATTCGATTGCGTCAATAACTTTATTCAATTGTTGGGCATATGCGGCTTCAGAAACCATCCATGTAGGATATAGTGTATGTGGTTTTAGATAGTTAGGATCAGAGACGTATTTGATTTCCTTGTTATATAACGCCTTCTTTTGTTCTAACAACGATTTGTATTTATATGTGTCAAGCGAAGTGTTTTCAATCTTTTCAATAGTTTTTTCCACAGCATCATATACTTTATGTAGTTCTGCTGATGTAAACTGCTTTTTCCACTCGTGTACATCTGGAATAAGAACCGACAACATCTGCTCGTCCTTGCGTATCTCTGCAATCTGTTTAGCGACCGTACGAGCTTCGATGTTCATCTGGCCGATGTTCCTCTTGTCGATGAATGATTGAAGAGCAGTGAGGTTAATTTCTGGGTATTCCTGCGCCACTTTGAGAACATTATTAGCCATCTTCGTAATAAGCTGATATTTTTTCGCGCGTTCAGCCCACTTTTTGCGGATTGCTTCTCGTTCCTCATCAGTCTTTATGCGGATTTTACGTTTCTTGTTGATGTAGTCCTGATTATCCTGTACCCAATATGGCATTGATGAAGCCGTTTCAACACGCTCTTTATTGTTATCCCACCAATCATAGAATTTTTGTCCTGGTCTGCGAATAATATTCACACTTTTAACTGTCGGATCTTCACCTGCAAGAATCTGTTTCTGCATTTCAACAAATTCATTTTCTTTAGCGAGTATAGGAACAACATAGCACCTGCATTGCGGATGCCAGCCTTTGAATACAAAATCTTTTGGATATTTGCCTTTCAATTCATCGCAAATGTCTTGCTCAGGATGGTTGTTGCTTGTCTTTATTTCGTATCCTACCACAAAATCCAATCTTTGCCATCTGTCCTGTTCAGCGGTTTTATAAGCCATATTAGTCTCTGTTCTGGTTAGACGCATAGCATTCTTGTAAGATGATCGATAAACGCCACGTCCTGGGTGGTATGCCTTGGCGGCTTTTGAAAGTTTATATATCGGTTTTCCGTTGGTGTCAACGCCTGTCTTGATACGTCTGAACAGTCTTTCAGGCTCCTGAAGATATTTCCTAACCTCTCTTGATACCTTAGAAGCCGAATCGCCCTGCCCCAAAGATAGTGACAAAGCAAGCTCCATTTCTGTTTTAAGGTCGCCTGTGTATTTCCATACCTTCTGCGATAGGTTCATTCCTCCATAGGCAGATTTGCGCTTAAAAAAAGCGTCAATCGCTTCTTGATTTCTGCTGAACCAGCGTGCAAAATGGTTGTCTTCGTTCAATCCCTTGCCGAAAATCGACTCTATCAAAGCATCACATGAAAGGTTGGCGTATTCCCATTCCGATAACACTCCGTTTTTGATTTCGTGGTAAACGGCAGAATAAAGACTTCTCAGTATCTCATTAGCCTTGTTAGATATTCTTTTATTGTTGGCAAAAGAAAATGTCTCTTCTGGGCTTATTTGGGCGTTAGCGGATATTTTGAGTAGTTCATTAACAGCGTAAGCGTAATGTTGTCTTACACGATCTGCATATTGCTCTGTTCTGATGAATAATCCTGATGCGTATTTGTTAAAGTCGATTTTCTTTTTGGTCATTTCAAATCTTTTTCTTGAAGTGGTTACAGCAATCTAAATTAAGGAACTTTGAGAACTGGTGAAATTGACAACGGCAGAGAAAAGGATTGCCATCAGCGCCTTTCTCGTGATAATCGTATGAATGTGCACAATCTTTACACCGATAATTGTTGTTGACGACAATTTTTTTCTTCGCCATTATTCAGCCCCTCCAAAAATGTCATCTTGATTTTGGTTAACACCGAAAAGGTCTCGCTGCTTCTGTGCTGCATCTGCGCTTTCTTTCTCAATTCGTTTTAACTCTTGTTGCTTATCCTTGATAAGCGGGTTGAGCTCAACAGCACCTTCCGTTGAAAGCATATCGGCATCTTTCGCCTTAACTATATTCTCGATAGTCTCTTTGATGTCCTCTCCAAATGGTTCTTGGAACTCATGTCCTACAACAAGATTATTACATTCACCTTTCAGAGCGACATTCAGCACATTCCCAATAATTGCAACGAGAAGATTGGCAGTACGATCGAGAAGCTCATCGTGAGTCTCCTTATGCTTTGATGCTTTAATGTCTGCAAGCAGCATCATCTGCTTCAATGCCTTACCTGATACATTTGAGAGCCCTTTCATGCTCTCAAAGTCTATGTTTGGCGTAAATGTCTTGGTAAGGATATGCTTCTGTAACCACTCAATTTCCTTTTGTTTGCTTTCTGACGCATTATCCCACGTGAGATAAGAAGCGGCCTTTGAGACATCATCAAGACCTTTCACAATCATTGTCTTACCATCATCGTCTTTTTCTGGCATTTGAACTAATACGTCTGTACTTAATGCTAAGATAGGATCGGCGAAATAATCATTGGTGTCTGCTGTCTTTGAACCTATATATTCCTCGCGTGCAATTAGCCGTTCAGAGCCTTTCCACTCCTTATCTTGCTGGAACAGAATAATTGGTATCTTACCTGACGGGTTCAGTTCCTCGATAACCTCCCAACCTGTTAGCTTCCGCTTGCAACGATAAGTAACATCAGGAGTGAAGATGTCGAAATGGTATGATGTTTCCGTGCTGCTATCCTTGACGTAATAGCCCCATGCAAATGAAACAAGGTTTTCGTACATGTCCCAACGAGCGTATATCTCATCACCCTTACTCTTTGCCAATACTCGAATTTGACAATCAGGTTTGTTCTCTTTGTTCCTGAACACTCTGAATAGCATGGCAGACTGTGTTTCAGCGCCGGCGAGACGCTTACATTGACGTATTTTGCTGTCAAACCTTGTTTTCTTTATAAGATTTTGAAATTCTTTGAATGCGTTATCTGTACCCTCGCTTAGGTTGGTCCATTTTACGGGGCGACCATATATGAACACTACCGAAATCTCATTGATATACTGAGGGTAGTTGATTGGCAATTTCCAACGTTCTAATGTTCCTTTCCTTTTGCCTTTTGGGTTTATGAGAATCTTGTCTTCTCGATTCATGATGTCATGTTGTTGAGGATCGTATTCCCTCATTGCTTCCGCAACAAGATTATCACGGGAGGTGAACAATTCCTTGACTTTTGAAATATCCTTATTCTTAATAAGTTCTTCAAACTCTTGATTTCTTCCTACTACCGAGTTTAAGTAGTTCGTAAACATTCTGATAAGTCCCATAGTTTATAAATTAAGTTAATGATTAACGTGCGAACATGGCACCGACGTTGTCTGGTATTACTATATCTTCGTCCATAAAGTAGTTGACGGCATACCCTAACAAGTCCACATACTCGTCGTGCACTTTAGTTGGGAAACCGCAAACCTCGTCTATAAATTCTTCATTCCATTCGCCATCTACAAGATATACACGTCCACACTCTACTTTCGGAGCGATAGCGTGAAGTCTTACGTCTTTACCGTCTGTTGGGGTAGGTGTGTACGTGACATTGAGTGATGTGCTTTCTTCTAATTGTTGACAAACACTTTTGCCGTTTGCTTTAGGTTCTATTCTTAGTGTGCTTTGATATTGGTCGTAATCATTAGCATACATGTATTCTGGCAAGAATCGTAGCAGTTCGGGAAAAGTTTTCCACACTTTATTTGCGTGTGTTATATAAATATTGTTCTTGATTTTGCAGGCTGCAATGATACCCGAAGGATCGTTGTCTGTTTTCCGATTTCTACTGTCATAAGCAGTATCAAGAAAGAAATGTATAGGCTCTTTGAAACGTAATGCCCGAAAGTCGGCAAAAGATATTCTTCTAAACCAATTTTCTTTAATTATATTTCCCCCATCTACACTCGGAGCTTGTGAATATTGTCCCGCATAGCCACGAGAACCTAAATCGGTTTTGGCTTCATCAAGCACGCTCCTCCCTAAACGATTTGGGTCAAGAAGTCCGTTTATGTAGTATTTTCTTAATTCTGCAGGTTTGACGTTTTCACAGTCTTCTGCTGGTAAGCAGATATGACGGATATTATCTCCTTTCTTCTTTAGGAGATAACCTGTTACATCTTCTTCGTGAAGACGCTGCATAATCGTTACAGTCGGCGTATTTGCCTTATTGACCTTACGAGACGATAGAGTTTTCGTATGTTCATTTGCTTGGATACGCATAGGTTCAGATTCAGCCTGCTTCGGATTAACGGGGTCATCGTTGATGATTACGTGAGCGTGAAAACCTGTAATTGTTGCTCCTGTAGATGTGGCATATCTAAATCCTAATTTAGTATTCTCATAATTCTGTTTTCCTGATTTATCTTTTCTTATGACTATGTCGGGAAACAGTCTTTTGAACTTGTCAGACTGTAAAATATCTTTGCTTTTCATAGCATGTTCTATTGATAAGCCGCCAGAATAAGAGTTTGTTATTATTCTGATTGTTGCATCCTGTGTCCATAACCAAACTGGCCACATTATGGTTACAATCGTGGATTTTGTCGTACCTGGTGGAATATTTATTATAAGATCATAAGGTTTAGGCTGTCTCGCGACTATCGAAACGGATAACTCCTGCAGTTCCCTGCATAGAAAAGGTATATGCCAATTATACGTAGGCTCTTCTTGAATTATAACGTCCCAAAATGTCTGGACGAAATAAAAGAAATCCTTAACGCATTGTTCGGCCACAACTTTTAACGCGAGTTCCTTATAATCTATAGAATACATTAGTCTTTGGTATTTAATATTTCTTCACCGATAGACAGTAAGACCCTTTTCTGTTCATCTGTCAATTTGCTTAAATCAATATCTTTATGAAATAAATCTTCACCGTCAGAGCCTGTTATCTCTTTTCTTTCGCTGTATCCTCTGTCTTTCATTTGAGTTTTGGCGTAGAAAATGAGCATCGTAGTATCGCCATCCTTCATCTTTTTGAGGATAAGGCTTTCGGCAAAATCTTTTTGAAGTTCTTTAATGTCATCAGCTCTTTCTCTAAATTCTGGATCTTCATTATAGTATCTGTAGTAAGTCATACGAGATACACCTGCAGCGCGACAAGCAGATGATATAATTCCGCTTGTGTTATGAAGTGCTTCAAGCAACGCTTCTTTGTCTTTTTCCATAATTTCGATTATTTAAAGTTATCACGACTTATATCTCCAAGTATTACTCTATATGCCCTTCTTTTGGGGTCTCCCGCCACCAAAAGTTGGTACATCTTCTGATACGTCTTGTTAGAAGTTGTGCCATTGACCCTCGCATATAGCTTTTTAGCTAATTCATATCCAGGATAGTCATTGGGATTTATAGCGGCCTTCTGCATTTCTTCTATGAACATCTTTTTATAGTTCTTGTCTTTATGGTCAAACTTTCTGTCCTGTTGCGACGAACGGAACATGTCGGTATCCCAATAGAGCATAACGAGATCTGCATTTGGCTCTCTTCTGATTATCCTTTGGTATAAATCAGGGTAGAATTCAAGAACCTTTGGCAGGCTCTTGATGGTGTCGATAGAGAAGAATTGTGATATACGCAGTTTGTTCAGAGGTACACCTACCTTGTATAGGTAGATGTAGGTTACTGGAAATACCAAATTCATACGTTTGAGATATAGCCACACATCACTATCTCTCCAATCGTAAATAGGGTAGAGGAACGTAGATTTGACCATTGAACCTATTGCGGAACGTCTTTGTATAGATTCGCTCATTCGTAATCCAACCATCTGAGGAATGTTCTTGAAAACTCGTTTGGCGAATGTCTGGTAACTCATGCCCATAACAAAATCCTTATGGTTTCTAATGGCAAACTTCGGCATCTGACGCACCCAGACGCTTTCCTTTCCTGGTTCCCAGCAAATAAAACTCTCGTCATTCTCCAGTTTATTACAGCAATTGTAATGCTTAATAGGCAGGCAAAACCAATAGAATTTAGCACCGAGCGATAAGAACCTGCTGCGCCATTCCATGGTGATTTTTTCAATGTCTGGATATATGGCTTCCTCATCGAAAAACAGCACTATAAGTCTTGAGAATGATATGCCGTATTTCTGCATTGTCCTGACAACGATATCAGACATGCAAATGCTGTCTTTACCACCGGAAAAGGACATGGTAATCGTCTTGTTTTTCAAGAACGCCTCATAAATGCGTCTTTCTGCCGCATCAACGACATTGATATTTATTTCTTTGGTTAACATAACTTACTGACATTTTCTGACCGATTGGGCTTTGCTGAACTGCTGCGAATTTCTCTGATTTATGATATCCAAAAAAGTATCCCTGTCTATTTTAGAAAGACGAAAAATCTCTTCCCTGCTCATTCCTATCTTCTTGCTGATTTCATCTACAGAAAGTCCCTCGTTCAATAGTTTCTGAACAATCTTTTCCATTGGTTCGAGCAAGTGAGTGCCACGAGCCCTATTGAATGTGATTGTTCCCGCCATATCATCGCTTGCGTTCTCGTGGTTTACTATAACAACTGGGATTTTATTCCCAAGCATAGTCTTTAGCGGTTCTCTGCCACTGACGCACCAACGGTGAAATCCGTCTATGATAGTGTAGTCAGGTCTGATTACGATTGGAAAACAGAATCCGTTGTTTAGTATGCTTTCCATCAGGAGCTGCAGGTTCTTTTCAAGCACCTTGTTTGGGTTGTAATCGTTAGGCTTTACCAAATCACGATCTACGAACTGTAGATTCTTCAAAGGTGCAAACAAGTCTTTATCTTTTTTGCTCATAACTAAATGTGTTTAATATTAGAGAACTATTTCCTTACCGCAATGGGGACAAATCATAATGCGCGCCATCTGCATGCCATCTTCAAAGTCATTTCTTTCCTCATCCTGCTCATCCTGTCTTTCTTGAGGTATATCCTTAATCTGGTTCTCGTTTGATTTATGCTCTATTGGTTTAGAGAAATCAACACCCATATTATCCTTTACATTCTCGTTTATGATAGTGTCAAGGTATTCAGTGCTGAAACCGATTATGTCAGTGTCGCCAATCTCTTTGATGATTTCCTCAATTTTATTGAAATTGACATAACTCATCGATTGAATCTTGTTGTCCTCGAGAATGATTTTGAGTTTCTGTTTTTCGGTTAGACCTTTGAGAATTTTAACCTCGCCCTCAGTACATCCCAGGCGTTCTAAAGCGAGTTTCTTTCCGTGACCGCAAAGGATTCTCATATTTTCATCCACGAGGATAGGGTAGTACTGACCGTAGCATTCAATACTATCTGATAATGCCTCTATTTGCTCAGTTGGGTGAATATTAGGATTATTTTCGTAAGGAATGAGCTTCGCAAGCTCAACAACCTTAGTTTCGTGGGTGATTGCCATGTTTAGATATTTTGATTGTTAATGAATTCTTGTGCCGACGCTATATATGGTGCAGCGTCATACACCATTTGAGGATCGATATCCCATAACTCGCGCCATCCTTCCTGGTGAGATTTTATCCATTGTCTTGCAGGCCATACTCCAGTGCCGACAATCCAACCGTTTTTCCAGCTGTAAAGCGGTGGAATCTGTCTGTTCAGGAAGTAGTGTATTACTGCCAGCACTTCTTCATGTTTCCAATGTGCGATAGGGGAATATCTTGTTACGCCTGTGCATTGGTATAAATGTTCTGTTCTTTCCCGCCTGTATAATTGCCGTCCTGCCATCTGCGGCCAAGAATGATGATGTCAAGATGCTGCTCCTTGAAATAAATCGCCTGTCCTCGGTGCTGGATATTATGGAACCATTGCGCTGCATACTTCGAGTTTTGCGGAAAAAGCATTTCAGGGTGTTCTGATACCCATTTAATATCAAGCTTGTTGTTGTCAATGATAGCAAGTCCTTTAGGTGCGTGAGACTTGCACCATTCAATGAAGCCAGGATATTCTATTTTTGAAGCGGTGCAGAGAACGCTCTTGTTTATTCCTGCACGTTCGCACACTACTTGAAGCGCAAGACTGTCCTTTCCTCCGCTCCATGCGTATGCTACATTCTTTCCGGCGGTCTTCTGTTTGATGTCATTAACGGCAGAAGCAACTAATCTCTCTGCTTCTTCGAAAGAGATTAGTTGCTCGATATTGTTCCAGACTTTTACAAAGTCCTCGTTTCTTGACATCTGCTTTCTGCCTAATGCTTTCATGTCAGTTGAATTGTAGTGCGCAACTTAACTGCAAGCATTCGGTACCGCCATCATATTTCAGCTGCAGCCAATTGTAATCCGTTACCTTAAATCTGAGATTAGCGATTAGTCCAGGATTTTTCCTGCAGGAATATCCTATATTTCCAATAAGCCATTTACAGCCGTACCCTGCAAGGAATTGTAGCCTGTCAGTATCGCATAGATTCTTGCCATTATACAGATTTTCCCAAGTTGCGTCAATCATAAAACCGTAAGGCAGTTTATAGGTAGATGATAATGTATGTCTGTACTCATTCGCTCGTGTGTCATAGATAGATCGAGACAATATATAAAACTTCTGCTTCACATTGAAGTTGAGCCACACCTGAGGAATGAACGTTTCCGAATTGATGTTATACTGCAACACTGGCGTTACAGACAGCAACTCGCAAATATCCTGCTTATAGCCGATGAATGGAGCGACTGCTGTAGCATCGCCATCGTGAAGCGATGTCGTAATTGGCACCCATACACGGTAACGTGTAGGTTGAGTGATTCCGTCATAGACCTGAGCATTTGCGCATAACGCAAAAATTGTCATTGTGAGGAACATTAAAGCTTTTAGTTTTCTTTTCATTTTAATGAATTTTAAAGGTTAATAATCTTTTTTTGTTATTGATATGATGCCCGATAATCCTATAGTGAGTAATGAGCCGGCTACAATCAGAGGTACCCAACCGTTAAGGTTGCCGATGGCAAATATTGGAAGACCAATACATAAGCTTGCTACAATGCCATAATACAATCCGCTTTCGCTCATCTTATATCCTTTAATAGCGAAAATTGTAGGAAGCATTACAGAACTGCGTAATGTGCCGTAGAATAGAAATAGATATGTTATTTGTATGCCTGGAATGTTTGCCACACCGATAGCAAGGATAGCGACAATCACCATTGCGATACGTGCTATATTCACCGAACTAAGTATTCGTCTTCCAATTTTGATTGCGCCAATACTTTTGGGACCGTACATTTCCGATATACGCATCACGATGTCGTGTCCGGCTACTGATGATACAGCGCAAAGAATACTATCGACAGTAGATATGAGACCGCAAAGGATAAGAATGAAAAATAAGTATAAAAACCATTTTGGCGCAAATGCTATTACAGCCCCTACATTGACGAGTTGTGTGTCGGATATATCTAAACCAGTACCTGCGGCAAAAAAGCCAAAGCAGGACAAAGAAATGGGTACTACAGCAAAAATCAGAGAAGCCGTTATCATGGTTCGTTTGATCTGTTTTCGCTCAACACAGAAAGTCCTCTGCCAAAACATCTGATCTCCGAATGTTCCTGACAGAAGACCTATAGTTGTAGGGATACCGAATGAAAGCATTACAGAAATGCCATTGTCATCGAATAAGTTTCTGAAATCTCCGCTGATGCCACCAAGACCATTGACTAACGAGTCGAAACCTGCGTTATAGGTCAGTATCGGCAGACCGAGAATCAAAACTATAAGTATTAGTCCCATCTTAACCATATCTGTGACAATATTCCCTCTTATGCCTTTGGTCATGGAGTAAAGTAGAGGTATTAAAGCAAATATCACAGTCACCCAAAAGAATGGCAAACCAGTAACCTTATGAAAAATTGTTGCTCCTGCAAGCAGCTGGACCGCAAGTGAGCAAATCTGTAATCCGAAACTTTCTATCAGGAACATATTGTGCGCTCTGTCGCTATATTGTTCTCTTATATAGTCAGAGAACGTCCATCCATTAGGACGGAGCGTTCTCATTTTATCTGCAAAAAAGGCAAACAGCACAAATGTTAGTACATTCGGAACAACGAACCAAAATACACCCGCTAATCCTTGTGTGTATGCCTTTTCTGCTGCTGTGAACATTGACGGAGCCCATACCCATGTTGCAGCCATAGAAAATGCTGTTAGTAACCATGGTGCAGAATGATCTGCGACCAAAAACTCTTCCTTTGTCTGTTTTTTGCCCTTGATAAATAGCAATGCAATAGTCATAATCATAAAGAATATTATGATTAGCATCAGACCTTCACCCTGTGTTAATACATTCATTTTTCTGAGATTTTTAAATATTGTAACATTTGTAACATTTTGAACTTTGCAAATTTAATCAAAAGTGCTTATCAAGCACACTTTTGATTATAAAAAAATGATTACTGTTGCTGCATATTACGATTATCCAACAAAACTACGTTTTCTGCATTGATTTCCATAATGTTGCGCTTGATACCGTTATTGTCAACATAACTGCGAGTTCTCATCTTACCCTCAATGAAAATCCTTGACCCTTTCTTTGTGTATCTGCTGATGACATCTGCTAACTTGCCGAAACAGACTATATTATGCCATTCTGTCTTGCCTTGTACATAAATTCCGTCTTGCGACGTATATCCTCTTTCAGTCGTTGCTACAGTGAAGTTAGCTACTTTTGTCTGATTATTGTTTATTAAAGATATTTTAGGATCATTACCAAGATTGCCTATTACCTGTGCTTTATTTAACATGACTTATAGATTTTAATGTTTATTATTTTTTTGTTTTTTTGACTTCTTTTATAAATAGATAAGTATTTATATTAATACATACATACCCCATATTAAAGTATATTCTATCGCTGATATCTGAAATCGGTGAAATGAATAATTATGCCTTGAAATAATGTCTTCTTCATTCCCTGTCCGAAAAACCAATCGGTAAAATCTTCCCATCTTAGACCATCATTCTCTGCTATTTTCCTTACATCAAGATATTGCCTGCCGTTGATGATGGCTTTGATTTCTTTGGTATCTGGGTTATACTCCATGGTTATGCGTTCATACCCCACCTTGCTAAGACGCTTTATTTCCTCTTGTCTGCTTCTATACGGCTTATCCTGCCATTGTCTTATTGATAAGACATAACCTCCATTGTTAATTTTATTGATGTCGTGGCTCCACATGTCGTAATTGCTTCTGATGGTATGAATCTTTCTGCCTTCTTCCAAATGTTTACGAAAATTCGTATTTTTTCCAGAGGAAATATGTTTGGCAAAGAACTTCTTAGCAAGTGTTATCACTACTGTTTTTTCTTTCTCTTGTGTTGTCATAAATCAGTTATTTTAAAATTGTTATATCTTGAGGTGCTCGTCTGTTTCCTCCGAGATAGAATGCCGCATCGTTAAATTCCTTGCTGTTCATCAATTTATCTATCTGTTGTTGTGTCATTTCTTTGCGTTTTTGATTATTATCTTTTTTAGAACACCACTACCATTGAAGGGAATGGTGCTGCGTTTTTACTTTGTCCGAACTTTAATCTTCCTTTCACAAACCTAATCTCTTTAGCTTTATGATAGATATAATCATGGAAATAAGCCGTGTCTGTACGGGCCGGAATAAGCATCACAACTGTTGTATCGTTTTTTTTGCTTTCCTCATAAGCCTTCTTGACCCATTTACCAATTTCCTTTCCGTATGGAGGGTTACAGAAGACGCTGTTACCCCCCCCCCACTTTTGAGTTAAGCCATTCATTTCCTTTGTGAAAAACATTTCACACTTCGCATTTTCTGGAGTAGCGCACGGATCTAATGTAAATTGAAACTCTTTGTCGAGTTCATCATAAAACGACTGTGGCGTTTCCCATAAGTCCGTTTTTGAAGAAAACATTATATCAGTATTCATAATGTATCTCAATATCTAAATTCTGTGAAATGAATTATTGCAAAAGGTTGACTATGGTCATAATTTTTAAACCAATCATGCCAATCAAGAAAAGGAAGTCCGTCGTATTCTGCAAGGAATCCTGATGACAATGCCGTGTTAAAACCATTACCCTCTCTGTCTAAAGATGCAACTAACAGTTCTGGGTTAAACATATTAGGATTTATAAATACCTTTTGGATTCCTACGCCATTATCAGCTGTTAAACGACATATCTCTTCCTGTTTGGAAGCATAAGGTTTACCCGACCATTGTCTTATTGAAATACAGGCTTCGCCGTCCTGTATTTCCTTAATACGCTTTGCCCAAAGAGGATAATTTGCCCTTATTGTATGTTTTTTCACGCCTGTTTCAAATAAGGTACGAAAATTCGTAGGCTCTCCTGCACGTCTGTGTGTCTTAGGGAATGTCTTTGAGAGTGTTATCACATACGTTTTCATACTTAACAAATTTTCATCATGCTACTTTTTTAACTTCAATTATTTTCTTTATCAACGCTTCACACCATACTCGTGCAATGGTAACTTCTACAGCGTTGCCGATATACTTCTTCTGCTCTGCCTGAGTTCCGACAAGAACATAGTCTTCAGGAAAGCCCATTATTTTTTTAAGTTCAATAATCTTCAGCATTCTCATCTTTATGTCTATGATTCTATACATAGCCATAAACTCCTTTATCTTTGCCGTCATTGGACTATCAGTAGAATACACTTCGATAGCAGCTTCCCCACTTTCCGTAGCAACCAAATAAGGAGGCATTTTATCCATTCTTGCTATAAGAGTGAAGCAAGGTTTTTCAATTGAACCACCTTTAGACTTGTACTGAGGATTCATCAGATAATGTCGCTGAACAGTGACAAGATTGAATTTGGGTGTGGTAGTTACAGTATTGGCAGGTGATTCTATATCGCTTGGAGTCCCGTTGCCGTATTGCATATCCATAAAATATTCCGGTTGGATTAGCGAAAGACGGTCCTTTGTAGTCAATGTTGGAGAGGGATTGTCGCAAGAATGGTTATGACCATTGCCGTAATACGCAGATACGAACGCATGATGATCTATAGTTGTGATTGTTCCTGCAGGACCTTCTATAGAATGGTTCTTGCTGTCTGGATGTCCTGAATACTGCTTTGACAGGAATGTCACTTTCGCCATTCCCAATCTGTTCTGTGTCGCCACAACAGGTGATGGTTCGTCAATGCTCGGTGCTTGGTACTTGCCATTCTTATTCATAGAATTCCATTTGACAAGAAATGCGTCCTTACCGCCTGCCACAAACTTTATCAGACCTGCATAGATACGTTCCAATGTTGCTTCCACCAAAGGTTTCTTGCGTCCGAAGATTGATTCGCCCTCGTCTTCAAGATCCAGACATTCCTTTACTGGTTTCCATTTTTCCAAAGAACCGAAAATGGTGTCTGAACCAGTCTTGCAATGCGTAGCTTCCGGGAATACGATAGGAAGTCCGTGTATGGCGAATATTCCGAAGAAACGCGTCCGTGAAGTATAAGCGCCGTAATTAGCGGCGTTAAGAATACGAAAATCATAATCATATCCGTAACTCTTAACCTTGTTAACCCAACGCATGTAACATCTCCCCTTATCTCTGCTAATAGGCTTTCCTTTATCATCCACATCACCCCATGACATAAATTCCTCTACATTTTCAATTTGAATATAGTGTGGATTTATAGCTTCAATATATCTGAACAGATGTTCGGCAAGAGTCCTGCTGTCAGCATCACGAGGTTGTCCGCCTTTCGCCTTGCTGAAATTGGTACATTCCAACGAAGCCCACAGCACTATGACAGCATTCGGATTCTGTTCCTTGCATTTCTCGATGTGTGCAACCAACGGAGACAATTCCAATGTGCGTATGTCTTCTGTGAAGTGCAGCGCATCAGGATGATTAGCAGCGTGAGATGCAATGGCGTTTTTGTCGTGGTTCACGCAAGCAATAACCTTTGCGCATTGCTCACCGTTGAATCTCGCTGAGTTGACACCTGTAGAAGTACCGCCAGCACCGCAGAATAAATCTATGTATAGTAAATTCATGTTCTTTTTAATTTTTAGAGGAAATTTTCCGATTATTTCCGCTGATTTCTCTTAAAATGGTAAAGCGTCTTCAATTCTAAGATCACAAGGATTTGCCTCTTTTATCTTGATACAGTCGTACTCAAATGACGTTACCGTTGCCAAGAGATATGTTTTCTTTTTGTGGGTTTCAGCCAATCTTCTTGCTTCCTTAATCGCACTTTCTTTTTCTGCATGTTTGTATGCCGGTGTGTTGCCACCTTCCATGAACACCATGTAAAATCCTTTTTCTGTTTCCATATTCTTTTCCTTTCTTAATTATTGTTGGTTAGTGTTTTTAGATATGCTTTTTTGTCTTTTCGACTTTTTACAAAGTTCTTTGACTTCTTTAAGTGTCATGTTTTTCTTTACACATTCTATGATTTTATCCCTGCCTAATTTCTTATAGTATGGTATCCATTCTTCCAATACAAGGTCGGCGGGTTCGCCTGGTGGAATAGCCATGTTGCCATCGCCGACATAGTAAGGACTATAGGGGTCGCTTAACTCGAATATCGTCGCACCTTGCTTGTTAACAATCTTGTAACTTTTACCACCGATTGTGAGACCACCACAATAACGGGCAACGGAAAATTGAGAGTTTGCCCAGTACTCTTCTGTCATTATTACTGCGTTCATGTTACATCTCCTTTGTTGTTTTTACATAATTTTTACATTGTTTTGATTCTTTTATGTATTTCGGTTCTACCCACAATAACACCATATCAGGTGGGTTAGGAAGGTATCTTTTGCAACTCTGGCGTATCTCACATGTCACGCCACTGCAATAGCTATAATCTCTGTTCATATCAAAATAATCCTAGTTGTTTTGGATTAAAATATTCTTCTATCATATCATCTACTCGTTTTTCCAAAGCCTTGCTTTTTCTTAAAGAGTCATGACTTCTCGTGCGGAAATATTCTTTCTGTGCTTCTCGCATAAGTTTCACGGCTGTGACAATTTGCCTTTCCTCCATTCTTACCTCCTATAACTTCCGTCGTTAAACACTATCTTTTCAATCATCTCTCTAAATCTGTCAGTTATTCTCTCGCCATACTTGTCTTTGAATTCTTCGGGTGTGAGATTTGTTGTAATGAATGTCGTTAGCTGTTTGTCATATCGGTATTCTATGAGGTCAATAACCGGATTACATACATTGCCGTAGTCAAGGACCTCCTTGGGTTCTACACCCATATCGTCAATGCCGAGATATGGTTTGTTTTTAAGATTTTCCATTTCGTGAAAATCCTTACTCTTGGCGATGATTTCCTTAACATGAATGATATTGATACTAATCTTATTCTCATACTCATTCCATCTGTCAACATATTCACCCGACATCGTCTTTTCTTTTTCTAATATTTTCACGTTGAATGCACCTGCTTTAGATAGCATGGCAGTGGCTGACTGTATGGCGTACATAAGTGTTGTCTTTCCGTTCCCGCATGTTCCGCAGAGCATTAGACCAAATTTCTTAGGATTAACAAGATGTTTGGCGACTTTAGAGATATTGTCATTAGTTTTGTGGTCATCGATGAACGACATATTACGATTCTCGACTTGCACTTTATATGCGGTCATCAATAAATCCTCTGCTTGTTTCTGACTTAGTGGCCATTTAAAACGAGTCTTCGAAGTCTTTTGCTGAAGTAGCTGTGACTTCACTGCCTCGACGTTGATCATATTTGTTTCGTTGATTTCCATTTCTGTTTTGATTTTTTTGATTTTGCTTGTCTAATTGGATTCGGAGCCAATCGCAGAAGTGACGTTTCATATCACCCATGTTGTTGTGTTTGTTCTCTCGACATTGCACATCGAGAGCGAAAATGTCAAGCCATTTGATTACTTCTTGGGTGTTGCTGAAATTGTAGCGCATCGCCATAGCCTCAAGCCATATTTGTTGCGATTTTAAATTTTCAATTTTTAAATCATCTTCTTCGCGCGCACGCGCATTAATGTTGTTATTAATTAATTCTTTATTTTCTTTAAATGGGTCAACTATGGGGTAAACTTGGGGGTCAAGTGAGCCGTCAAAATCATTTTCTTGTTTTACTCCCAAACTGTTTGATTCATAATTTTTTATATCATTATTTTGCTTGTCAACTTGGGGGTAAAGTGTTTGCGTGTTTAGGGGGTAAACTTTACCCCCTAATGTTTCATTTTTACCCTGATACTTGTTATAATTGCATATAGTCAGGATGGGAGTTTGCCTGTAGATGACTTCTCTTGTAATCATTCCGTCTGATTCAAGTCTTTTTAGAAAATTAATAATGGTCGGTTTGCTTTTACCCCATTTCTTCATCAATGTAGGCACTGAAATTATACATTGACCTCGTTGTAAGATAAATAAATGGGAGTCGTGTATGACCTGTTTGTCATACCACGATGCCATAAGCAATAGTTGTATCCACCATCCAAGATATTCTGGATTTTCGTTCAACCAATGCTTTTCGAGACTTCTGTATAATCTTATCCAACCATCTTCTGGCATAGCTGCTATTACTCTTTAGGAATGAAACAGAAATCAGCATATATATCAATGAACTGTTTTCCTGCATATTCTGCAAGCTCTGCAGTTTTGAAGGCAAGACGAGACCCGAAGTTCGCGATCACGTACGCAGAATCGTTAAACGCATTCGCATACGAAACGCCGCCATACGCATACGCATTGCTGCTCGAGCGAGCGACCACACGAGCCTTTATTTCATCGTCCATCTTCTCAATCTCTTCCTTGGTATAAAGTCTAAAGTAAGGATACCATCTGCGCTCATCTTCGACGAATTGCGGTTTCCAGCCTTCATTAAGTGCTTCAGTAATGATTCGGAGTTTTAGAAAAGCTGTCAAATCATTGTTCTCGGTAATTACATTGTGCCAATCGTCGTATAATGATTCTGCGTATTTATCACCATCAGCACTGCGTAGTTCTAATTCATTCAGGGCTTCTTCAAATGTCTTTATTCTTTCTCTGACATCTGTGGGTTTGAATATTTCTTTTCCGAATAATTGTTCCAATAGATTTTTTTCTTCATAATTTGCGTTCTTGTAAGCATTAAGAACATTTTCTTTTTTTAATTGAATACTCATTGTATATTTTATTTAGTCGTTTTACATTGATTTTAGACAATCTGACGGCATTGTTGAGTTTCGTATTGTTCCGCACCGCCTCATCATTTAGATTGTCGAGAATGAGCGGTAAATGCCGTATCATTGACACTAATATGTCATTTGGTATTTTAATCATCAGTATGGCTCTTTAGAAAGTTCAATTGTCATTCCTGCATCAGCAGCATATACTGGCTTACCCGTTAACTCTCGGATTTCTCGGACGAAGCGTTTTTCGTCCGAATTACCATCTGATAGGTGTATCAGTACGATGTTATCCACCTGAGATAAATCGTTCTCGGCAAGAATAGCTTTAGTCTGGCTGATTTCCATGTGAGAGTTGAGGAGTCTCGGTCTCATCGATATGGGCATAAGACCTGCTTCAATTCTTTTCTCGACGATGTCATCTGCATAGTTGGCTTCAATCATTATATGGTTAAGACCAGGAATAGAATAGTCAAGCGTAACCGTATCGGTAATGAACAGCAGTTTGCCCATATCCTGATGGGTGATTATATAGCCGACGCATGGAACATCATGGGTTACGAGAAACGCCAAAATTTTAAAGTTGCCTATCTTGTAACCTTTATTAGGTACAATGGGTAATGTGAATGCCTTACCCAACAGATCGTGAGACCTGAAGACTTCCTCAAGTGCAAGAACACGTATGCCGGAAGCAACCATTTCGGCAACATAACCAGAATGGTCATTATGTTCATGGGTAATGACAGCGCCAACGACCTTTCTAATTTGCCATTTGAGAGCCTTTTTCACGTTTGCCATTCGTACCCCTGCTTCAATGATTAGGGCTTCTGATTCGGTCTCTAAAATGTAGCAGTTGCCTAATGAATTGCTTCCAAGCACATGTAGTTTCATATTGCTAAATTTGATAATTAATAACCAGGACCATCGTCTTCTTCGTTGGTTTGTACGGTAGGGGATGGGCGAACAGATGTTGTTGCAACTGCGTCGCTGTTGGTGACATCCTCATACTCATCAGTAGGAATATCAAGAGTTTTCTTATTCTTGATAATTTCCTCTCTCTGACGTTCTGCGATATCAACATCCATTTCATCTTTCTTATCAGCATATAACCATGCGTCATCAGATGAGTTTATAATCATCTTGCATGCACGACCTATCACAGTCTTCTTCGCCATTTCGTCAGGAAAGTTCTTGTGCGCCGGCGATTGGCCTTTTGTTGCACCTTGATTCCACGCTGCACGTATCTGTTGCATTGACATCAGTGCTATTTGGGAAGTGCCGTCAGCTAATTTGATTAAAGCATAAGCGGCTTTAATCTTGCTGTTATCAATGTTCTCAATCTTTTGATCATGCTTAATGATTTTGATTTGTGCGGTTTCAGGAAGTATTTCGTATATGAATTCATCACCTTCGTAGATGACATTGGCGACTGGTTCCTTCGTGATGCCGCCTGTACGTTTGGCTAATGCGACTGTGCCAAAGTAACTGCGTTGGAACTCTAATTTATTGCCATAAACTATGAAATAACCTTGATTCTTACTCACAGCGAGACCCTGGAGAACCATATCCAATAAAGCATTGGCGATACTGTCTTTCGTGCAAACGTCTAAAGCAGGGTTATTATTTCTGTCTTTGGTAGATTGGAGTATCAGCCATGCGCTTTTAAGATGATTTTCCACTGAATAATTGCTTGGAAGTGTCAAACTTCCATCGTTCTGATAACTTGATACTTTTGCAAGTACATTTTCAGCGATATTCTCATATCGAACGACATTATTTTGTTGCGGTTGCGGTTGCGACTGTGGTTGTGGTTGTGGTTGCGACTGTGGCCTCTGTGTTTGATACTGATTGTTCATAACTATTCTATTTTTAAAGTTTTACAATTTTTATCAACTATAAGATTTATTATCTGTGATGGATTGCTGCACAATTCGGAAATGCTTTCTCTATTGTCGATGAATACTGGAGCCTTAATGCCGTAGATAGAACTGATGGTGTTGATAATATCCAAACCAGCATTGCACTTCATTGCTCTGTTAAGGTCTGAGTACGGTACTCCGTCAACCATAGCTTCGCAAGTCTCGATCTCTCCACCGTTGATCTGCTGCTCGAACATCTTAAATTTCACAAGACTAAACAATTCATTAATTTTAGATTCGACCATTTCCATCTTTGTCTTGCTGTATTGGAACAGATTGTATTCTATGCCTTCGAGTTCAGCATATTGCGCTTGACTTTCATTGAGTTCCTTTTCAAGCTCGGCAATACGTCTGTTATTATCATCAATGATTCTTCTATCCTCGAGGAAGATCATGTTGTTCTTGATAAGTTCCTGCTCATCTTTTAACTTTTCAAGCAAATCGTTTGTGTCAGGAGCTTCTATGCCACCGTCAAGTTTACTTTGCAAGTCTGATTCTTGTTTTCTCAGCTGTGTAAGTTCTGCATCTGATTCTATGAATGGCTGGATGTAAGGCTCACCAGGTATTTCGTTATATAATTTGCTTGCTTTAATCTGCTCGATTTGTTCATTATACTTGAAGATAGCGTTATTCACGTCATTGATTTCTTTCTGTTTGCTCTCAATGGCGGTCTTGATTTCTTGCCCTTTCGCCTTATTGTTCTCTTTCCTTGCTGCTATATCGGCGTTGAAATCCGCAAGCATCTGTTCCTTTTTCGCTTCTATGTCTTCCGCTTCAAATGGACGGTGACATACTGGACAGCAAAATTCATCTTCATTGAATTCAAGCTTCTCCGCTTTAATTTTTGACCATTCCTCCAATAGAGATTCTCTTTTCTTTTGCAGGCCTTCAAGTTCGATGGTAAGTCTTGGAAGTTTAATATCCTGCAGGTTGCGTTCATTTTCAAGCTGACTTACTCGAACCAGGCAGTTCTCATACTCTCTGACCTTACTGTTATAGTCACTCAATAGAGATTCTTTAAGTTCAAATTCTCTTTTTGTAATTTTACTTCTTGTCTGAGCCAGCTGTTTTGCAATTTCCTGATGTTGTTTGTTCGCCTCGTTGTAAGACATGGTGCGATCCTTTATCTGTTCTTGAAGCTCCGTGATTCTGTCTTCCGACTTCTTGATGTCTCTTTCAAGAATTGCCCAATCCAGTACTTCTGGCATATTGCGTTTACGCTCGTCAATACGTGCTGGTATCCCGTCAATGCCTTCCTTGATTTTTTTCTTTTTGGCTGCAACTTCTCTCTTGAGTTCGTCGATGGTCTTTCCCGAAAGCATCTTGACGATACCTGCGAAATCAGGATTATAACCGATTAACATTTCATCGCTTACGTTACCGCCGATAAGGTTCAGCAACATATTGCGTTGGAATTCTTTCTTCTGAGAAACGAAGTATTGAGGCGATGTGATAAGTTTGAACACCTGTTCATCACAGATATCTGCGATTTTTTTTGTGTACTCTCCAATGCTGCAAGGAACATCGTTGTAGAAGCATTCAACGCTGTGACCGCTGAACTTTTCTTCTGCAGAACCTCTGGTTCTTTTCCAGACTTCCGAATAACATTTCTTGAGGTTGATTTCCTCTCCGTTAACCTCAATACAAGCTGTTACTTCATGAGGAATTCGCTCTATCGCGCGGTTATCCTTGTCGAGGGTCTTAATGTTGAACTCTTTCCTGTCGGTACTGTCCTTTCCGAACAATACCCACGTGAAAGCGTCAAAAAGTGTTGTCTTGCCAGTGCCGTTCGCACCGAATACGCTTGTCTCGTACTCATCGAAATCTACCGTCAGATTTCTGATTCCCTTGAAATTAAGAAGGGAAAGTCTTTTGATTACTATCGATTTCATTGCGATAATTATTTGTTAAACAATAGGTTTATTTAAGTTTGCGGGTGTAAGGGGAGTCGAACCCCTAAGCGCGTTAAAAAATTGATAATCAAAAACAACAAAATTCAAAAACACGTCATAACAAATTTAACATCAATGGTTGAGAGCCTTTCTTGAGCATGCGCTAACCGTTACACCCATATCTTTATGATTCAATTTTTTTCTTGTATCTTTTTCTCGGTTTCGTAGCGCAGTAGGTGGTCGCCATAGAGGTAATTTCGTCTTCGCTGAATTTCTTGTATTTTCTTGCATATTTTTCCAAGTCCTCAATTAGATAATAGCTTGTGCAATTCTTACCATCGCCAGACTTACAGACTGGAATCTTGCCTGCACTGACCAAATTGTACAGATGGCTCGATGATATGCCTAACCATGCAGCGGCTTCCTTATGATCTAATCTGTCTCTTATTGGTAAATTGCCTCTGTCTAATTTTTCTTTCATTCCGATGATAATCTGCTCCATCTTATCAAGCCTGCTCATTATCTCTATATATTCATTCTCAGCCATAATACTTATTGTTTGTTATCTTGTTGAAAATAGAATGCCTCTGACATGTATCCGCCTACTGCGAACATTACAACCCCCGTAAGACGAAGTATAATTTCATAATTGCTTCCGTCTGCTGTTCCGATGGCGAGAAACATTCCTAATATTGTCAGCACCAATCCGATATTTTTTTTGAATCTTTTCATGTTATACCTCCTGTTGATTGTTGTCGTTATTGTTGATTGTTTCGTTATTATTGTTAGCCTTGTCTCCGCCTCTCACGCCCGCTATCCTGTACACAAGAAAGCCGCTGTCGAAGAAGCTGTCCGACAGATCCAGAACCTCAGGATCATCCCAGATGTCATACATCACCGAAAACCACTCCGTCATGTCCTGGTTGTATATCGCTATGCTCCGCTGGTTCTTCCTCTTCTTCAGGCTGAACTCCAAGCCCGCCTTCACGTTGAACACCAGAAAAACCTCTTGATTGCCGTTCCCGTCGGAAACCACACGCACACGTACCCTGTTCAGGCACTCCTCCCTCACGCGGTCGGAAACCTCCTGCGACAGCTGCACCATGTTATGTCTTGGCTTGACCTTGATGAACTTGCCCGGAACAACGGTGCCCCTCGGCGTGGCGCGCCTGAAATCATACCATGTTACGCCTCCTATCGTCGTCGTGACTACATTATCGTTGCGATTCATCTTGCACCTCCCTATCTCGTTCTCGTTACTTTGACAACCCTGTTCTCCCTGTCAGTCTCGCACTTGAAGAACCTGTCCATATCCACACCGTATATCGAACATTTGCTCCTCATCGACGAAGCGGAATGCTCTTTCGTAATGGGAAACACCTTGGCTTCGCCAAGCTCCATCTCCTCCAATTCCTCTTTATAAGTCTTTCTTGCCATAACCCTGATTTTTAAACTGTTAATTATAAATTGTTAATTGTAATCCCTTAATTGTAGATTTCCCCTTGCGGGGGAGCACGCCAAAAAAAACAATCATAGATTCTCTTCCTTGGAAACATTTGAAAAAACACAATTTTAAAAAAGGCGTGCTCAGAACGAAAATGGGCGCCTCACGGCGGCACTTCAGTTGGAAAACGACACTCAAAAAACACGTTTCCAATGCTCGGAGGAGGGGAGTCGAACCCCTGAGATCTGCTGTGTATTATTATGGATTTAACAGATCCCTCTCGCTGCTGGTGTAGTCTTATGCGTCACTTCGTTTCCCAGATTTTCAGAACGCTTTAAGGAGAACCTTACAGACTTGCTATTTTTCCGAAGCGACCAAGTTGGCGATTTGCAGAAGTGTCAGCAGCGACCTTCCCTCCGATACCATCCGAGGCTTTTGTTTTGAATGCGAAGTTTTGAAGAGTCTTGACGGACTTACATCATGTTCTTAATCCCCTACGATAGATAAGAACCCCAAAACATCAGCTCCGGCGGGCTCGCGAATGCGAATGCGAATTTCTCAGGACCTCATAGAACCTTTGATGACAATCACGAAGTCATCGTTGAAATAGACCACGCTATTGTTCGTTTTCCTCTCCGTCCTCCTGAATCTATGACGGGAAGAAGTTCTCACGTAAATGATCGTCTCTCGTGCCGAGCTGAAACTGCGGCTTATGCCGCTCCTTAGCGACACCACATCGAATACTGCGATTTCTTTCTTCATGGTTTTGCATAATTTCCCTTGATTTTTTAATTTTTAATTTTTAATTTTACACTGCAAAACTAATATATTTTTTCGTTACGAGCAAATATTTTAGTCAAAAAATTAAAATATTTTTTAGTTTTAATTATAAATCATTGATAATTATGAATTTAGAATTGATTAAAAAATTGAGTGAAAAATATAATGGAGGACTAAAAAAATTATCCGCCGATATAGGTATGAGTGAACAGAATCTTCACAGATGTATTAGGTATAATAAAATACAAGCGGCTGATTTAGAGAATATAGCTATGATGTTAAATGTGGATATTCGTGTTTTTTTCGATTCTAAGTTTATGGAATATGGAAATAACACTACGACTAATATCACGAAAATAAATGATAGTGGGAATAGAGAACTTGTAGAGTTATGTAAATCACTTGTAGCTAATTTTCAGCAGAGAGATGATGTTATGAATAAACTTGTATCAATGGTTAGAGGAATGGAATCTAAATAATTTTAAAATACATATAATTATGAAAAGAATGTTTTTTTTAGCATTGTTTACTTTTGTAGCCATTACAACCAATGCGCAAGATAGTTGTTATTATTATACACAATTACATTGGTGTCCAACAGCAACAAAATATGTGGCTAAAATACAGTTAAGCGAAGATTACAAAGATGTTGACATCGTGGACGAAAACGGAAATAAACTATCGTTCTACAATTCTGTTTGTTTTTTTAAAGAAAAATATTTGTTTAAGATTTAATTCATTGATTATGAATGGTAAAGAATTAAAAAAAATTTTAAAAGAAGAGGGAGTTAATTTAACTGAACTTGCAAAAATGTTGGGATTTGATAATGATCAGCGATTACATTCCGCGCTAAAAGCAGAAGATGTTAAGAGTGGTTTAATTGAAGCTATTGCCAAAGCGACAAACAAAAATGTTGGTTTTTTTTATAAAAATACTACAGGTGCAATTGCTTCTGATAATAGTGTTGCTGTATCAGGAGACGGTAATTCTGTTAATGCCATATCAGAAAGATTTATAAGTTTGCTTGAAAAGAAGGACGAGCAAATGGATAGATTGATAGGACTATTGGAAAATAATAATAAGAGAAATTAACCAAATAACAAGGATCTTATATGATAGTATTATTAATAATATTTGGAATAGTAACCCTAATCGTAAGTGTTGTAATGATTGGCGGTGAAGATAGTAATAAGAATACTGTACAGACAAAAGCACCTGCAAAAATACCAGGTAAGACAAGGGTGAGGATAGATAATTTTGAACCAAAATACAGATCTGTCATGGACGAGAATCTTTTTGTTTATTTGCAGAAACAAAGACTTAATGGTGAAGATTATGCGTATATAGATAAATCAACAATACGCGAGTTAAATGATAGGATGGTGAAAAGAAAATCTCAAGTAAATAACTACAATAAGTTAGCACATACAGCATCGAACAACAATAGAGGTATTACGTTAGAAAAGTCTGGTAAGATTAAAGATGCCATAGATGTTTATGAAAACAACATATATGGGGATTGTTATCCTGCATGTCATTCATTCGATAGACTGATGGTACTTTATCGTAAGCAGAAAGACTACGAAAATGAAATACGGGTCATAGAGAGAGCTATAGAAGTTCTTTGCCCTCGCTACCCGGATTTATTGCCCAAATACGAACAGAGACTGCAGAAGGCAACTGAACTTTTAGATAAGCAAGCGGAGAAATAGAAAAACTTCGTTTTTTTGTTAAATTTCCTTCCGCTCCTCAACTTTTTCCCGCAATAATTATTATTTTTGCAAAGTTAAAAATTAAAAATTAAAAATC